AAAGTTAGAAGGTCACGAGCGTGAATGCACAGTGCGCTACCAGAACATCGAGCGAAGACTTGACGAAGGGCAGCAGAAGTTTGCCAAATTGCAGACAGCCTTGTGGGGTATTTACCCGCTAATTATCGGACTGTTTGTAGTGGGAAAATTCTTTTGAGTTATGGACATTAACGAAAACAGCAACGTCACAATCCCTATTCGCAACCTTATCGCTATGGTGGCAGCTACCGCAGTTGCTACTACGGCTTATTTTGGTATTCAGGAAAGGCTCAAAACCCTTGAGCATTCACTGGATAAATCGCAAGCAGAAATAGAGCGTAATACGGAATTTAGAATCTTATGGCCGCGTGGTGAGCTAGGCTCTTTGCCAGATGATGCAAGGCAGGATATGCTGCTGCAAGGTGTTCAGTTGGATGTCGAAGATTTAAGAGGGCTGCAAGGTCAGATACATGACTTGACTGTAAGGCTTGGCACTATGGAAGCTCTTAATGAGCAGGGGAGCAGCAATGATTGATAAATTTATAGCACCTGTCACTAGCCTACTGGATAAGTTCATACCCGATGCAGATACCAAACAGAAGATTGCACACGAGATTGCAACGATGTCTGAGCGACACGCGCAGGAAATCTCACTTGCTCAAATTGCAGTCAACCGAGAAGAAGCAAAAGGAAACTGGTTCCAAGCAGGATGGCGACCAGCAACCGGCTGGATTTGCGTTCTGGGTTTTGCCGTGAACTTTTTAATATCACCGCTGGCGGCTGGCTTTGGCGTAGTAATTCCACAAGCAGACACCTCAACTATGCTACCTGTATTGATGGGAATGCTAGGGTTGGGCGGCCTTCGTACTTATGAGAGAGTAAAAAAATGACAGCTAAAAAGAAAGTGGTTTATTTCACAGATAAAGAACTTGCCTGCAAACACAGCGGTGAGAATGGCATGGATGCAGACTTTGTTAAGCTGCTAATTAAGATTCGGAAAGAGTGTGACTTTGGCTTTCCTATCAGCAGTGCTTACCGTAGTCCTCAACACCCCATAGAACAGCGCAAAGAGAAGGCAGGAGCGCATTCAACTGGTAAGGCGGTAGATATATTGGTTAGCGGAGAAAAGGCCTTAGAATTGCTTAGAGTGGCTCAAAAGCATGGTATACAGAGAATCGGTATCAAGCAGAAAGGTCGCACTAGATTTATTCACCTTGATGGCTGCACTGAAGAAGACGGCTTTGCCTGCCCTGCTATCTGGTCATACTAGCCGCAAACTGACCACATAAGCCCCTTCACTGGGGTTTATTTTTATCTGTATTGTTTACATTTATGTTAAGTTGTGTTATAATCGGGGTGTTCTTAAAAAAATAGAGGCGGCAAGATGGCAAGAAGAATTGACTATGAGTGGGCTTGCAATATCACCGACAGCAGTGGGGATATATTGGAGTCCTTCATTGAGGACAGCTATGCAGAGGCAAGGCAGGCGCAGTGCTTGGTGGCAGATGAGAACTCATTTATCGAGTTGTGGGTAAGCTACAGCACAGAAGCTGCCGGATTAATTGACAGGGAGTTTTACACAGTCAGGGAAGGTAGGCTTCCGAAACACCTACCCAAGCACATAACCAAACAGCTAGCCCATTAACTTGGGCTTTTTATTGTCTAAAGTGTTTACATTTAAGTAAACATAATAGATAATGCACCTACATTCAAAAAACAAGAAGGGTTATAACATGAACTACCAAATCAGATTTACAGAAAGTAAGAATCTTATAAATTGCCCAACATATGCTATAGCATGGGAAATGTGGGTACATTATAACGCGGAAAAAATTAAATGCTTTATCGTAGAAATGGAGGTTTGAAGTGACAATTTACGGTGACGGTACAGGCAGGTGGCACAGTGAAACGATGGAGGCTTTCGCTTCTAAAGAATCACCATCTTTGATTCATATTATCTTGGACTGCCAAGAAGCTATTGCGGCACACCCTGAAAACCCAAAATGCGCTCAGTACCAAGATGAGATTCATTATGCATCAATGGAACTTACTAAAAGAGGTGAAATTTAATGAGAAAGCAAAACTCAAAAGGTGACTGGTTCAAAATTGAACGAGTAGGGGCTGGTGCAGTTGTGTCAGTTCTGAATAAAAAGACAGCAGGTTATATGCGTAGAGGAATGCTAGAGCGTTGGAGAATCGTTTTTCCCAATAATGACATGACTGGCGATGAAGTGAAGCAAATCACAACCTACGGCATGAAGATTGAAGACGCCGTTGCATTGTTTGTTAAACGTATAGAGCAATAGGAGAGTATATGTTTAGTTCAGATTTTAATAATTACTGGTACGAATTAGCGGAAAAAGATTTCGCTTTGAATAACCCTGCTAGAGAATATGCTCCTGACGAATACTACAGAGCTTACGGCGCGCTATATGCCGAAGCAGAACGCAGGTCAGTTAATGGTTCTGACCCTCACAAAAGTGTTACCTTTTCATAAACAATTTAGTACAATAGGAGTCACAAATGAAAGAATATAATGGTCACAGAAGTTGGAATGCTTGGAATATATCGCTTTGGTTACATAATGAGCCAGATTGGTATGCTGAGTGGGAATGGATGCCGAGTGAGATTAGCCTCAAAAGAGCTACTTATCTGTTGATGATGGCATTACCAAAAAGAACACCAGATGGAGCAGTTTTTAACCGTCTGTCAATTAAACTAGCAATTCGAGAATATTGGGAGAAATAATATGCGTTCAAGTGAGTTAATTAATGAGTTGGCTACAGCTCTATGTAAGGCTCAAGCTAACATGGGTGGGGCGGTTAGAGGCTCTGGTAATCCTTTCTTCAAATCAAAATACGCTGACCTGTCAGATGTGATGCAAGTAGTAAAAGAGCCTTTTGCAGATAATGGACTGAGCTATGTTCAGTTTCCAGTAAGCACAGAGAACAGCGTAGGCGTATCGACCAGACTGATGCATATATCTGGTCAATGGCTAGAGCAAGAGTTTCTGTTACCGATGGTTAAGCGTGACCCACAAGCAGGCGGTTCATGTATTACCTACGCAAGACGTTACGGTCTAGCGGCTATGGCAGGTATTCCGCAGGTAGATGATGATGCAGAGGCAGCCATGCTTCGGGGAGATGATAAGAGAGTTATCAGCCCTGAACAGCTAGTGAATATTGTAGAGTTACTTGCATCAACGCGAAGTGACACGCCTAAGTTCTGCAAAGCGTTTAAATGCTCAAGCCCTGAGACTTTGTTATCTGTAAATTATGATAGAGCTGTAGCAGCTTTACGAGCTAAGTTTAAATGATTATTTCAAGCGAAGAACAAGGAACTGAGGCGTGGTTCGAATCGCGCCTTGGTAAACCATCTGCAAGTGGTTTTGGTAAACTGATAACAAGGACAGGAAAACCTAGCGCACAGGCTGAGGCTTATATCAATCAGCTTATTTTCGAAAAACTATCTGGAAAAATACCAGAGACTTACACATCAGCCGCTATGGAGCGCGGCACAGAGTTAGAACCTGAAGCAAGAGAGAATTTTGAATTTATAAATAATGTTTCTGTTAGGCAAGTCGGATTTGTACAGGATGATGCACTCACATACGGATGTTCACCTGACGGACTCTTAGATGACAATGGCGGTGTTGAAATCAAATGCCCACTTGGTCAAACGATGGTCAAGTATATGCGTGACCCACAAGAGTTAGTTAAAGCGTACTGGCAACAGATTCAAGGCTCTATGTGGGTAACTGGTGCAAGCTATTGGTATGCCTTTGCCTATCACCCTGAAACTGCTCACGTTCAAGTCAGAGTAGAACGTGACAATGAATACATAACCAAACTAGCCGAAGAAGTTAAAGCGGCTGTCAAAACCATAAAAACTGAAGTGGAGAAAAGAACATGAGTACATACGAGCAAAAAGATAATAGTGGCGCCTTATTTGTTAATGATAAGAAAGAAAGCGAAAAGCACCCAGACCGAAAAGGTAGCGCCATGATTGGCGGAGTTGATTACTGGGTATCTGGCTGGATTAACACCAGCTCTAAAGGCACTAAATACATGAGCCTTTCATATACGGCTAAAGATGAGCAGTCAGTACCACAACCCAAAGCAGCTCCGGCACCTACAGCCGAGTTTGATGAAGACATACCGTTTTAAGAGTTAAATGCCCCCCTCGCGGGGGGCAACCAACAGGAGAAAGACCAACGCTAGTCGGTCAATAACAATATATCACAGGTGAGATAATAATATGCAACTTATAGACGCAGGAAAGGCTGTTAGAGCCGCCCAGCAAAATGCGGGTATATCTAACGCAGAGCTATCCAGAATCGCTAAGACAAGCCCACAGCAGGTTATACGGTGGAGAACCCAACCTAATATGAAGCTTCACACCATGCAGGAACTTTGCGCTGCACTTAATGTAGATGCGGTGGATTTCTTTCGGCTTGGAAGATAGTCCCTGTTTTGTGTTTACAAACAGGTTAATGCAAATTATAATCAAAGAAGTTATCGGGCTAGAGGCTGGGGAAAATCTTAAATTAAACCCCAGAGACTGAGTTGACCCTCTCAACATAGCCCCTAAAGTGAATCGGTATTCACTGAAGGATAGATTAGATATTCGATACGATAACTGTTTTTACCGAAAAGTTGCTTTTGCCCTTTTTTCTTAAATTTTACTTTCTACAAGTAAAAGGGTTTAAGGTATCTTTAATAAATATATATGTACACTTAATGGCACTTTGTAAACATATAGAAACAAACCTTTCAAAAATAACTATTTCAGCTTCAGCTGGAATCAACGGAGAAAGAACAATGAATCAGAAGCAACGTGTACTCGATTACCTTAGAAGTGGTAACACAATAACCAGCCTAGACGCTTTCCATGAGCTAGGCATTACTAGAATATCCGCTGTAGTGTATAACCTAAAGCGTGATGGTCACCACCTGATAAAAGAAAACGTCACTGTTAAAAATAGATTCGACGAAGAATGCACCATTGCCCGCTGGAGTCTGCCATGCTCTTAAAAACTGGCGAAGAATACCTAATCTCTGATGACCTGCACCAAGACTTGATTAATGCCTATGGCGAAGACATGGTCCGCAACGAGCTAACAGCCATGAAGATGTGGCTACTTACTAACCCCGCTAAACGTAAAACCAAAGTCGGTATGCCCAAGTTTATTAACAGCTGGTTATCCAGAGCAAAAAAGACTGGCGGTATGTCTCCCTTTGTTCCGCAGCAGCAAGCAGCAGGTAAACAAGACACCCGCAGTTCATTAGCTAAGGTTGGTGATTCAATAAGGGGCAGAACCTTAGAGTGTTCACTGACGGACATTACATGGGTAGAGCCACACGAGAAAGAAGCTCAGAAACAATATTACCTAACTACTCGCGGCTTCTATTATGACGGCGGCAATGAGGTGAAATATGCTTAGAGTACAACATCCAAACTCAAGAAAGATTGCAATTAAATATTCCTACGCTGGAAGGAATACAAAGCTAAAGTCTGGGGA